GCCAAAAAAGGGGCAAAAATAAACAGGGGGGTTTGGGATGGTCACGGAAGCTGAACGGTCACGCAATCTGAACGGGCAACGCAACCGTGCTCAAAACGTTCAGGACATTGGACCGCCTCCCAAAAAGCCACGCAGCAAAAAGTGGAAAACCGCCCGGCTCGAGTCTGACGAATCTTTGCAGCGTCACTTAGAAATCTGCTACCCCGAAGCGTTTCCGCTCGAGTGGTCCGAGGATCACTTGCAGCTTTTCCCAGCGATTGAACGGGCTGCGGATGTCGGATTGCTGAAAGCCTTGGCAATGTCGCGCGGCTCGGGCAAGACTTCGATCATGGTACGGGCTGGGCTTTGGGCTTTGCTGACTGGCCGGCGGAAGTATTGCTGCATCGTTGCAGCTACTGAGATCGCAGCCCGTCAGTTGCTTAAAGGCATCAAGGCCGAGATCCTGTACAACCCGCAGCTGGCGGAATACTACGGGCGGGAGTTGCATTGCTTAATTCAGATGGAAGGGCAGAGCATACGGGCGCGGGGGCAACGGTGCCAAGGGAAACAGACCGCACCGGAGTGGAACGCAGACCGCATCTGTTTCGGGCACATCAAAGGACTTGAGAAAACCAACGGGGCGTACCTAACAACTGCCGGCATCACCGGCCAGGTACGTGGTCAGCAGACTGTCAGCATGAAAGGCGAGATTGTGCGGCCAGACTTGGCACTGATCGACGACCCGCAAACCAAAGAATCAGCCAGCAGCGAGACGCAATGCAAAGCTCGGCACGAAACGATGATGGGCGACATTCTGGGACTTGCTGGGCCGTCGCGGGAAATATCAGCTATCACGACGTGTACGGTCATTTACAAAGGCGATCTGGCTGACCGGCTGCTGGATCGTCAGCTATCGCCCAACTGGCAGGGCGACAAAATGCAGATGGTGACGCGATGGCCGGACAACGCGAAACTCTGGGACCAGTACGCCAGCATACAGAGCCAAGACTACATAGACGGCGGCGACGGCTCGAAAGCGACAGCGTTTTACAAAAAGCACCGCAAAGAGATGGACAAAGGCGGCAAGGTATCGTGGCCGGCACGGAAGGGAAACGCACTGTCAGCAATACAGCACGCCTACGATTTGAAGATCCGCGACGAGTCGGCGTTTCAAGCGGAGTACCAGAACGACCCACTAAACGACAACGACGAAATAGCTTTCGATCTGGTGGCGGAGCATATCGCCAGACGCACAATACCCGTAAACCGCAACGAAATACCAGCCGAAGCCGAGACAGTTACGGCGTTCGTGGACGTGCAGAAGGAGCTACTTTTCTATGCTCTGATGGCATGGACTCCGAGCGGGCGCGGCACGGTGATTGACTACGGCACCTGGCCAGATCAGGAGACAGCGTATTTCAGCAAGAGCAAGCTACGCCGGCCAATGAGCAGTTTGCCGGGTTTCGTTGACCAAAACACGGCAACGTATCACGCTTTAGAGTCACTGGCCGGCGATCTATTTAACCGGCACTTGTACCGAGCAGACGGGGCAACGCTGGGCTTGCAGATGATGGCGGTCGATGCTGGCTACAGCGAATCAGCCGCAGCGGTTCGGCGGTACTGCTCGGAAAGCCAGTTTCGGGGCATGATACATCCCAGCATCGGTAAGTATATTGGTGCCAATCAGTTACCGTGGCAGCAGTTTGTCCAGGGAAAGCGGGATCAGCTTGGCACCCACTGCCGGCTACAACCACCCAAAACACGGGCATTTGGCGTCCGCGAGCTGCTGATTGATACAAACTGGTGGAAAACATGGGCAGCAGAGCGGCTAATTGCACCGGTTGGCTCGGATCGGTCAATCAATCTGTACGAGGCAGAGCCTCACCTGCACCGGATGTTTGCCGAGCACTGCACGGCGGAAGATCCGACAATCGTGATCGGAAAGACGGGCAATCAGGTCATCGAATGGAAACAAAACGCAGGCAAACCAAACAACGATTACTGGGATTGCTTAGTGGGCAACTGCTGTCTGGCGGGGCTGCTGGGCGTAACTGTAATACCGGAAGCCAAGAAGCAGCAGAAGAAACGCAGGCCCAACAGCAGGGGCAAAGCAAAGCTATTAGGCAGAGCCAAGCGTAACTAGTGTAAAAACGTCACCGATTTGTTAGGATATTGCCATGGATTGCGAACCAAAGAAAACGAAGCTCGAAGAAATGGCGGAACAGCCCAAGTCTGTGACCGGCGATCAAGGCGCATGGGTCAACCATTCGCTCAAAGAACAGATCGAGTTGGACCGTTACGAGGCTAGTAAAAAGGTCAAAGGCTTTCCGACCATCTACAAAGGCCGATTCCAGCCGCCAAGCGCGAGGGGCAACTGATGGGCAAGCCGATTAAGGCCAGCTACGACGCTGGCGGGTACGATCAGGACAACGCAAACCACTGGTCATTTGCCAACGGTGCTTCTGCTGATGCTACTGGTTCACCCTTGGTTCGCCAGAACATCCGCAACCGAGCACGGTACGAAGTGCTCGAGAATAATAGCTACGGGCGGGGCATCCTCGAGACTCTCAGCCAGGACACTATCGGCACGGGGCCGCGATTGCAGCTGCACCTACCAGAACTGCAAGCCGCAGAGATTGAACGGGAGTGGGGGTATTGGTCGCAGGCTTGCCGACTGGCAGACAAGTTGCGGACGATGGTAACCGCCAAGACAGTTGACGGCGAAGCAATCGCCAAGATTGTCACGAATCCGCCAATACCGGCGGAGGTGAAACTTGATATTCAGCTTGTAGAAGCTGACCGGCTGACTGCACCGGGCGGGGTGTGGGACACGCCGGACTATGTTGACGGCATCCACTTGGACGAATACGGGAACCCGCGAGCGTATGACATCCTGCGAGTACATCCTGGATCGCCAGACGTGACGAACCTGCTCGAGTTTAATACGTTCAGGCGTGATCAGATAATCCACTTCTACCGGCAGGACCGGCCAGAACAGCATCGGGGCATTTCGGAAGTAGTAACGGCTCTGCCGTTGTTTGCGTTCATGCGGCGGTTTACTCTCGCAACCGTTGCCGCAGCGGAAACAGCAGCCAATCACGCTATGGTACTACAGACCGACGCGCCAGCTTCTTCAGTTGATGAGGAACTGGCGTGGGAAACCGTCGAGCTGCGAAGGAACGCAGCCACGGTTCTACCCAATGAATACAAACTGGGGCAGGTATCCGCAGAGCATCCGGCGACAACTTACCAGATGTTCAAGCGTGAGATCCTGAACGAAGTAAGCCGGTGCGTTTGCATGCCGTACAACGTCGCTGCTGCTGACAGTTCTGGATATAACTACGCATCGGGCCGGCTTGATCACCAAGTATATGACCGGGCTTTGCGGGTAAACCAGAGCCGTATTGAGCAGCACGTATTGGATCGGCTGCTTGGCGATTGGCTGCTCGAGTCAGCACTTCTTGGCATGTTGCCGGCTGCTATGGCTTCCGATGTGCTTGATGCAGCTGCACGGTTTGGGACTGCTGGCGTTGCCATGCGAGTGCCGCACAGTTGGGAATGGGACAAACGGCCTCATGTGGACCCCGGCAAAGAAGCTACAGCCCAACGTACACGGCTACAATCTGGAACGACCAGCCGCGCCCACGAAATGAAAGAATCTGGGCTAAACATGGACGAAATCGACGCACAGGCGGCGGCTTCGTTTGGGTACATGACCGAGGATGGACTGCCAGACGTTGAGGGTTACCGCAAGGTGCTCGGGGCGTCGCTGTTTAGCAACGGCAACGCAATACAGGCAGAAGAAGCAGACACAGAACAACCGGAGCCAGAAGATGGGCCGAGCGAAACGGAACAAACGGATGAACCAGACGATCAGGTTTGACGCTGGGCCGCTTGAGATCAAAGCGGCTGACGGTGAAGCTAAATCGCCTGAGTTCACGATGCAAGCATACAACGGGGGCCGTTTGCACTTAGGCAACTTCCCGCACCCAGCGGTGATTGCTGCCGAGGGTGTGGAAGTACACGGGGGCGCGGATACAATACCAATCCTACGGGATCACGACGGCAAAAGGCCGGTCGGCCACGGGCGTCCGATTGTCGCCAGTGATTCGTTGCAGGTAGAAGGAACAATTAGTCAAACGTCTGACGATGCACGGCAGATCGTTGAGGCAAGCCGCAACGGCTACCCTTGGCAGGCCAGCATCGGCGGACGGATGACGGAAAAGCCAACCTTCGTAAAGGCTGGCAAAACAGTAACAGTGAACGGCAGAAGGCAATCAGGTCCGGTCTATGTCGTCAACGCGTTTATGTGGACCGAAACCAGCGTTGTGAGTGTGGGAGCTGACGCAGACCGCGCCACGACCTCCATTGCAGCAACTCAAGACCCAAAGGGTTTAGATATGGACTTTCAGGAATGGCTCGAGGCCCAGGGTTTCGAGGATGTTAACGACGCACAGCGTCAAACACTCCGTGCAGCGTATGACGCAGAGCACAAAAGCGATGACGCCATTGAGCTGGAAAAGCTCAAAGCATCCAACGCACTCGAGGAAATGCGTGCGGAAGCTGTGACCGTCAGCAAGGAGCTGAAGAAGATCAGCCGCATTGCTGCACAGTACAGCGACCGTTGTGACGATTCGTTGATCGACAGTCTCGAGGCGAAAGCACTTACCGGCAAGATTTCGGCTGAAACTTTCGAGCTTGAATTGCTGAAAGCCAGCCGCCCTTTGCCGAATGGCTCTGGCAGCGCACCCTCATACGCCGGTGCGGATTGCAACGCAATTACTGCCGCACTGTGTAACAGCATCGGAATGGACGAGGAAAGCGTTGCTGACTCGCTCAAAGCCGAGGTGGGCGTGAAAGCAGCTGATAAGGCGATGAACGACGCAGCAACCTTGCGTGGCTTCAACGTCCACAAGCTGATCCACACTGTGCTCCACGCTCATGGCCGCAGCGTTTCGCCTGGTCAGGGCATCGACGACAGCGTTCTGGCGTCTGCTCTTGAGTGCGGATCCAACATTCGTGCTTCTGCCGGCTTCAGCACTGTCAGCCTTCCCGGCATCCTGAGCCGCGTTGCAAACAAAGCAATGTTGCAAAGCTACAACAGCGGCGCGGGCGTCGCTCGGGAGTTTTGTGCCGAGACTGATACCACCGATTTCAAGCAATTCGACCGCTACCGCATGACGGAAGCCGGCGATTTTGAGGAAATCGGGGCAACTGGCGAGATCAAAAACAGCACGCTGACCGAAGAGACCTTGAGCAATCAGGTTAAAACTTACGGGCGTATGTTCGGGATCACCCGCCAGATGTTGATCAACGACGACCTTGGCGCCATGCTTGCCATTCCTAGCCTGCTAGGCAAGATGGCCGCACGAACCTTGGAAAAGTCTGTCATTAGCCTGCTTGCCAATGCTTCGACTGGTGCGGCTTCAACAAACTTCTTCTTCAGCACTTCGACCGCCAAGAAGAAAGCCAACTACGCTGCTGGTGCTGCCACAGCACTGGACATCGACGCACTTGGAACGGCTTACAAGCTGTTTCTTGATCAAGTGGACAGCCAAGGCAACCCAATCATGGTTGAGCCTAGCCTGCTTCTTGTCACCAACAAGAACGCTGTCAACGCTCGCAAGTTGTTCAACGACGCGGCGTACAGGTTCACCAACGCCGACACCAAGGAAACCACGGAAAACCAGTGGCAGGGCATGTTCCGCCCATTGGTCAGCCCGTTCCTGTCACAGCTGGGAACCACCGAGGACGAGTACTACTTGCTGCCAACCCCAACAGATACCGCAGTGATCAACATTGCTTACCTGCGAGGACAGCGAGCACCGGTTATCTCGCAATCTGACGTTGACTTCCAGCAGTTGGGCGTCCAGATGCGTGGCGTCTTTGACTTTGGCGTTGCACTTTGGGATCAAAGGTTGGCCGTGAAAATGGCCGGTCAGTGATCGTTTCTTACCCTTTCAAATTGATCCCTACGAGGACTAAATAACATGGCTAATCAGTTCAAACAGCAAGGCGTTTTTGCTGACTACACACCGGGAGCGGCAGTAACTGCCGGCGACATCGTTAACGGTGTTGGCATTGGTGTTGGCGTTGCCGACAACGACATTGCAGCCAACGAGCTTGGCGCGGTGCGGGTTGCTGGCGTCTACCTGATCGACAACCCAGACGACACCGCATTTGCACAAGGTGCAACCGTCGGATGGGACGCAACAAACGGCAAAGCCGTCGCCGGCGGTGCTGGCGACTATGACATTGGGACGGCTTACGCTGCCTATGTCGCGGGAACGCTGGCAGTCGAAGTTGCCATTAACGGCGCGGTCGGCTAATGAACCTGCTAGCAAAAGCTGCGGGTTATTTACAGGGCCGCATGATCAAAAGTGCATCTGAACCCGTGCGGTACATCCGCGCGGGGGCCGTGTGCGAGATGCGTGCGGTCGTTGGGCAGCTTGTCACTGACCAGACAGACGTAAACGGTTTCGTTTTGCGAACCGTTACGCGAGACTTCACAATCTCGCAGTCGGCGTTTACCTGGTCAGATGACAACAAGCCAAAGCGGAATGATGAAATATGGCAGTTAGTGGGCGGCTACTGGCACGTCTTCACTGTCAACGGTGACAGTTTCGCAACAGCACACTATGAGGAGAGCGACGCTTACGGCGTGGCTTTTAGGATACATACGAGAAAGGACCGAGAAGTTGCCGCTTG